TTAAACAGAATCGGCAATTACCGATCAACCAAGAGCCATGACAAAGATAGAAACAAAAGCTCAATACGATTGGGCAGTAAAAAGAGTTGAGGAATTACTTCCACTGGTTACAGATGAAACCCCTCTGGATAATCCTCACAGTATAGAGTTAGAATTACTTTCTAATCTCGTTGCAGATTATTCTGAGGAGCATTTCGCACTGGGAGAACCAACGCTGGTTGATGTCCTCAAACTTCGTATGTATGAGATGGGACTTAATCAGAAATCTTTAGCAAAATTAATCGGAGTCAGTCCTTCACGCTTGAGTGATTATATTTCCGGTAAATGTGAACCGACCTTGAAAGTAGCCCGCGAAATCAGCCAGAAATTGAATATTGACGCCAATATAGTACTGGGTGTTTAATATGAGTATAGAAAACAGAAAAACCGCTTAATTCACCATGGAATAAGCGGTTTTAAGTCGGAGCCGAAAGCGGGACTCGAACCCGCGACTTACTCATTACGAATGATTATCTAAGAATAATATAAAATCACTGTGTATCAGTTGTTTATAATTAAATTTAAGCTAAATAAGGATACTCATTAGAACATTTTTTCTACTTGAATGCCTTCCCTATCCTGTTGTCGGATACCTATCAAATCTCTAAAGAAAGTATGAATGCTTCAGATGTTTGCTTATCCGATATTGTCATCTTTTGATATTCTGATACTGCTTGTTCTATAAATCCACGCTTCTTTAACACCTTGAGTTTGGAAATAAGAGCCGCAACTTTCTCCTCATCAACGGAGGACATTTGTTTATATACATTGAGACAAAAATCTATTGCAGACTGTAAATCCTCAAGGCCCGTTTCTTCCATATAGAATTTACACGCTTCAGGAACGCGGTTTAATCTTATGAACTTGGAGATTATATACTGCATGGAATCATTGGGGTCAAAATCAATATCATCATAGGACACAGCCTGTAGCTGATATTCATCAATTTTTTCTATATCATCAATCGAGCACCCAGTACGATTCTTTAAAAGCTCCTTAGCTTCGTTTATTCTTTCCTCACGCAAAAGCTCTTCCCTCTCCTTTTCCTTCTGCTCTTGGCAAATGCCTTTATACTCTTCCGAGATAGGATTTCTGTGTTGACTCAAAATTCGATTCTTTTCGTAATCAAACTCTTCCTCCGTCAATATTCCTTTCTCTTTATAGTCGTAAATTTTTTCAAGTAAGTCATACAGAAAGTATCTGTCTTGAGTAGTTTTCTCCAATGTAATAGCAGTCCCAGATGCGGAAACCATAAACATGGATTTGCCACCGCCAGAAACTTCGTCAAAATCCACATGTAAACCGACGATTGCATCTGCATGATAACTTTCAGCCTTTCCAGTCAGTTCCTTCATTACTTCATCGTAAATTGTAGTCAATTTACTCTTGTAGCTTCCAGAACGTCCGCCAAATACATCTGTCAAAGAGGCTGCAATATCGGAAAACAGATTTGTACCTATTACAACATTCGCATTGACTACCCCAAGATATTTTCTTATTGTATATCCTTCTATACTATTTGTTGTTGTTACTATCATAAATCTCTATTTTAACCATTTTGCAACACCACCATGATGAGAGCAAGTTCCTCTACGGCTTTTACTAAAACTATATGTTCCATCTCTGCATAAAGCAGTTGCCCCAGGAGGTGCAGAAGAATAATATGTAGGAGACTGAACTCTCTCACCTCTAGAATTAGTATAATATCTTATTTGTCCTGATGAATGATTTTCAGAAGAATAATAAACTTTTTCTTTTGAAAGATACTTCGTTGAAACATATCCAATATACCCATTATAACTAACAGGAATCCATTTGCAATCACAATCCTCATCAATTAGAACTGCAGTACCTCTAGGAATCTGAGTAATAATAGAAGATGTTACATCAGGAGAATCTCTTAAATTTAGGTTTGCCGTTACATATCTTACTACTTCTTGTGCATGAAATGTGCAGAAAAAGAACAATCCCATCAACAAAGTCAATACTCTTCTCATTCCTTTTTGTTTTTTGATTTATCAAGTAAAGTTTGTGCCTTTTCTAGTCTTGTTATATAACTCATGACATCATATTGAACGAAAGCCCATTTCCCATCTTCATACTTAATACTTTCGTTGGTCTCTAATGCTTGCATTACTTGATTATACATAGAATTATCCTCATCAATTACCATATTGGCTCTTCTCTCATTTTCTTTCATGAAGACTTCTATTGCAATTTTTATAACTCGGATTTCATTCTCATAATCTTTTCTTTTTCTGTAAAGGATAGCAAGTCTCTCGTATGGGTGCTTAAGCGGTAATCTGTAAATGATTGATTTCTCATACACATTAATAGCTTCATCAATCATTCCTTCTTTTTCTAAATCAATTCCAATATTAACAAGCCGAGAACTCTTATCAAAATTATCCTCTATATTAGTATCTTTTGTTGTTTCTTGGAACATGTCATCACTCAGGTTTTCTAACCTCTCAGCCAACTCAACTTCATCCTTACAAAGCACGTCATGAAGGTTTGCTCCATTTGCTGGTCCAACAATCCCAGCTTTCTCAAGTAATCCCATTATCCTTCTTGCCCTATTATATCCTATTATAAGTTTACGCTGAAGAAGAGAAGTACTTCCTTGCTGCTGATTCACGACCAAACGAGCCGATTCTTCAAATAATGGATCTAATTTATGTATCACGGAATCCTTTAAAATATTTTCTTCTCTATGAGACTCATTTTCTTTTAGAGTAGAAGTATTTTCAGATACGTATTTCTCTTCTGATATGTTTATAACTTTATCCGGGATTATATGGATAGGTTCTACTTTATCAGCATTATAGTTTAAATTATTAGCTTCCGTTTTACTATCAGGAATAAAAGCACAACAAATTCCAATTAAGGCGAGTATAGGAAACCAAATCCATGAAGCACTTGTAAGTAACGGAATCATTACTGAAGCCAGTAAAAACAGAAATGTCAAAATAAACCTCAACGGATTGCTATTAATTGCTTCATTTTCTTGTTCACGCTTAGAAGCATAATGTTTATCTCTATCATAGTTACTACTACCTCCCGATATTTTAGTCCGAGAATATATACCAGTTCCTGGTATCCCGGTATTCACATAAACTCCTCTCTTACCCACATTCACTGAAGCTCCACGCGGACCAACAGACCAACTTGTCCCTGTTTTGCTTATGTTTAAATGCACTCCAGGAAGAATCTTCACCCTTTTCCTAAAATAAAGTCCCATATTATTTCATTGTGTTCATTCTAATACTCAATTTTACCAAAGCCATAGCTCTCACAGAAGATAATGGAAAATCTTTGGGTTGGTGGTTTTGATTGTAACTTACCAGTTTTATCCAGTCTTCACCTTTTTCTGAATGCTGGACGTATTTTACAGTTAAGTATTCATCTCCATCCAGATCTATTGACACAAGGTACATTTCTCCAAAGAAAATATGACTCATTTCTAAAGGTACCTCCTTATATGCTACGATGTCACCAGATTTAAGTAATGGATACATGGAATCCCCTTTGACATAAACAGCTCCATCGCATTTAGGGATATTTGGAATATTGATTTGTCCAAGGATATTCTGGTCTTTGTTATCGAAGAGGGATTTCAAGTTTGCAGCAGCTTCAACATCATAAAGGGTTATCAATCCATCTTCTTCAGCTTTTTCTATGCTCTTTGGGTGAAATATTTGAGTAACTTCAGGTTGCTGACGCAATGGAGTTCCGCGACCAGTTAAAATATAATCTGGATTAATATCTTCTCTTGCAGAACATACAGCAGATAATAAATCAGATGGGAGAGTTTTTTCTTTTCCACTTTTAGTCTTTCCTTCCTTTAATTGTGAAAGTTTAGATTGAGCAGATTTAACTCCGTATTTCTTTTCAATTTCGTAAGAAGAAATTCCTGCTTTTTCAATACTTTCAAAAAATCTTTCAATAATTCCCATAATTTTAAAGCTTGTATTTGATACTTTAGAATTATAAAGTATTTTTGTACCGTAACAAGTACGAGGTGTTAAAGGAACAAGTTGGTTAAACATTCCTCCGAGGAGGTTTAATATATACACCCATGATAGCTCGTACCTATTGTGGGTGTTTTTACTATGGTTATTGTTCTTTTATGTTTAAAGTTCTGCTATTACTCTTGTTTATACTTATATGCGTGACTGTGATACTTGTTTGGACAAAAGTATTACTCCCATTGCTTGGCATGGATAAGTATTCTATGTTTTCTAAGGATTCAAAGAGTACTAATGATTCTAAAGACTCTAAGACTTCTATGTCGTCTTATGATGATTTAAAGATTTTGTGTATCAAACCTATGCATCATCAAGAACCTCAAGGACCTAGGAATCCTTTTGAAGAGTCGGATAAAATCATCGACCACGCAAAAGAATCATACCTTGAAATTTTGAAGGAAGAGAAGAGCACTGTCAGAGAAAGAGGTAACTTTCTCCAGTCTAATCCTTAGTTTCCCTTTGAATGTATCATCGAACAATCTGTCTCCATAACGTTTTTCAAGCTCTCTTAACTGGTTAATAATATAATCCACATCTTTCTTATTTTTAGTTTTTTCTGTTGTATCAAGCATCATGTAAATAGACTGTCTTATATCGTCAATTTTACTCAATTCGGTTGCTAAATGCAACAAACGCATTTCCATGTACATCATGGTTTTAGCAGTATGAATTACATGATTGTCGCTTATCTCCTTCAATTTTTCATCTATCTCATTTTTAAGCTCCTTTCTCAGGCCAAACATATTAAATGCAAAAAGGACGGAGATAATCGCCACTATTAAAGAAAGCATGGTCATTATAGTATCCAGCAAAGTCCATGTTATAGGTTCATATTTACATAGCCATAGCATTATAGATATAAAACTTGTCACTATTGAGGCTATACCTAATCCTAACGCCCAATTATCTTTCTTCATATAATAATGTATTAAGAAACCTGATAGTTAAATAATGTTATGTACTTTACAATTCTAAAGCTATTTATTTGATACTTTAGAATTATAAAGTACATTTGCATATCGAAACTTAGATACGAAACAAATATAGTAAAAAACAACTAACCCTCACACGATTATGAAAAAGAATTTATTACACGAGATTATGAGCCTTGCATGGCAGTTGGTAAAGAGAAACGGTTTCTCTATGAGTGAAGCGATGAAATGCGCTTGGGCAAACATGAAGCTGAAAGCTGCCATGAAGCAAAGAATCGTAAAGTTCTACTTCAAAAAGGTAGATGGTTCTGTTCGTGAAGCCTACGGCACGCTGAAAGAAAATCTGATACCAGCCACATCAGGTGAAAGCAGAAAGAAGAATGACACAGTAGCAATATACTTTGATACCGAAAAACAATCTTGGCGATCATTTAAAAAAGCCAACTTATTGAACATAGCATAATGGATATAAAAAGAATAGTTCTCGAATCAAACAATGAAGAAGAGACAGATTATTTCGTCTCTTCTGATGGTAGAATATTCAAAGAAATTACACCATCAAAAAATGGAAATGGCTATGCCATGGTAACGATATATAAGAATGGAATTGGCTATACAAAGAGTGTCCACCGGATTGTGGCAAAAGCATTTCTTCAAAAGGTAAAAGGAAAAGAGTATATCAATCATATCAATGGCGATAAAATGGATAATAGATTAGAAAATCTTGAATGGTGTACACCACACGAAAATACAGAACATTATCACAAGACGCTGAGAAATGGCAAACCAATGTACAATCAAAAAGCATGTTTGCAGATTATAGATGGTGAAGTTATAGCAGAATATAAGAGCTTGAATGAAGCCTCACGAAGAACAGGTGTAAGTGTTTCAAACATCTATTGCTGCTGTATCGGAAAAACGACAACGGCTGGTGGCTATCAATGGAAATATAAAATTTGACAACCTTTTAAACATCGCATGACTATGACACGCCACGAAATCGAAGAAGAACTTGACGGGCTGAACAAAGACCTGAATTTCGCCTACAACGCAGATGAAGAAACTTTACGCAGGGCTTTCAATGCTGACAGCAAGCAAGAATACATCAAAGTACTTACTGAAGAGGTGGACAAATACGAAGCCCTTCTTGAAGAATACAACCTGCCTGAAGATGATGGCATGGACTACATCAGCCTTCAGTTATCACAAGGCATGGCAGTTACACGCTGGTAACTCACCTACCCTGCTGACGGACTGAACGGCAACCGATAGCGAGAATCGGGCAGGGTTCTACTTGATTGGTTCTTTGACATGATGGAAATTTAGGCTTACCGTTAAGCCTGACGTGAAACGGACGACTGAGTAGCGATAACGGCTGTGTGAAAAGAGTATGAGTAAAGGGCTGCACTAAGCAAACGCAGCATACGAATCACACAGATAACAAAAAGACACTTATACGATTGCAGGTGGCCGTAGGTCGGCTACAAAGACAATCTTCACTGATTAGACACCAGCATGAACTATATATACCCGTGGCTTACCAGACCTTTGATAAGCAGTAAGGCAACCACCGGAACGCCCACGGGAGCGATATTTAATACACACGGTTATGAAAATACTACTTTTTCTCTGTGCATTGTCCGTTCTGGTAATGCACTTCAATCAAGACCTGTCTGCTATATACTGGATAGGATTTGTCGGGTTTATAATCACTGGTTTTTCAATCGCAAACAGACTGGACAATGAACGAGCTGCAAGAAACAATAAAAAGCATCTGTGATGAATTTGCGGACATCAACGCCATTCTGGCGGCACGCTCAAGGGAACTGGACAGACGGGAGCTGTTCGATAAGGAGATAGAAACCGAAATCAAGAACATTAAAAAGAATAGACATGAAAACAAATGAGGAATTACAGGGTATGACGCATGATGAACTCGTGGCATACACACAGAATCTGCAACGCGAATCCGAAGAATACAAAAAATCAATGCTGTATTACATGGAAGAAGAGAAAAAGATTGAATCGAAGTTTGACAACTTCAAGAACATGGTTAAGTCATTAGCTGGCTTAGTAGATTAGTTTTTATGGTTTGAAAATGGGTAGATGCCGGGCTATGAAAGTCCGGCATTTTCATTGGCAGATAGTTCAGGCGGTAGAACACCATGTAAGGGTTAGCATGGAAGTCACGGGTTCGAGTCCCGTTCTGCCAGCAAACAATCAAATACTTAAACTATGGTTAGAGAAATTACAGTAGACGAAAACTACCAGACAGTACGTCTTTTTGACGAAATGAAGAAAGGGGACATCTACAAAGTTCCCTATGACAAGAAACGGCACAACGGAATCAAGCTGGAAGCATCACGGCGCAATCGTGACCTTCGTTTGATCGGGACACTTAAAAACAAAATGGACGTGAAGTACCGGGTATCAGCAACAGAGTATCCGGGTTTCTCGGCAATTATCTGCTTAAAATAAAATGCTTATGATAAACGAAGATGTATTGAAAATCGTCTTAAACAACAAGTCTTTCGGGAAATACGAAGCAGCTTCGATAGTAGGCGGTCTCAAAAGGCTGAAAGAGTTGTGCGAATCCGGAAGAATAAGATACAAGACCAAAGAAGGCGTGCCACACAGCAGATGGGCTTGTAATGCCTGGGACGTGATAAAACATGCAAAATTGATGTATTAATATATTACTTTAAAACTATTGCGTTATGAGTTTGATTAAGAAATCCAATGAATTAGTAATTCCTTCCACCGTTAAGATGATGATTTACGGTCAGGCAGGTATGGGTAAGACAACAGTAGCATTGAGCGCACCGAAACCGCTGCTGCTCGACTTTGACAATGGTGTGAAACGTGTGAATATGGCACATCTGGACGGTATAGACCTCGTACAGGTAAGTTCATGGCAGGATGTACAACAGGTATTGCAGGAAGACCTTTCGGCCTATCAGACAATAGTTGTGGACACCATCGGAAAGATGATGGATTTCATCATTTCTTACAAATGCGGTACACGACAGCCACAAATCAAGGACTGGGGAGGTATCAACGCTGAGTTCTCATGGATGACACGAACCCTTTCATCACTGAACAAGAACGTAGTGTTTGTGGCCCACCGTGACACTCGGAAAGAAGGTGACGACACCGTGTTCATACCTGCTTTAAGAGAAAAATCGTACAACTCTATTGTTACGGAACTTGATTTGCTGGGGTATCTGGAAATGCGCAATGAGAACGGTGTGCAGAAGCGTACAATCACATTTGACCCCACATCAAGAAATGACGGGAAAAACACCTGCAATTTGCCGGGACTGATGCAGGTGCCTACAATTCTTGACAAGAATGGAAATCCCACTGCCAAGAACGAATTTATCACTGCAAAGGTAATTATGCCCTACCTGAGCATGTTGCAGGTAAAGAAAGAAGAAGCTGCAAGGTATGATAAGGTCATAGCTGAAATCAAAGAGAACATCGAACTTATTACTGATGCCAGTTCTGCAAATGAGTTTGCGTCAAGAATTAATGAGTTTGAGCATGTAGGCAGTTCCTTGAATATGGCCAGAAATCTGTTTTCAGTAAAAGTAAAAGCTCTCGGGCTGGTATTCGATAAAGAGACAAAGACTTATGCAGACAAAGCAGCCTAAATTCAAGTTCTATGCTACACTTTTGGATGCCTTTACAAGCTATCTGAAAAGTGATGCCATCTGGGAAAGGTATTGGGGATTCAGTGAGAATCCCCCACATACCCCCGAAGAGTTCAGACAGCAGCAGTTTCAGAGCCTGATTGACACTATAAACCGTGTCCCGTTTGATAGTGAAGCAGCCGACAAGGGAACGGCTTTCAATGAGGTAGTCGACTGTATGGTTGAAAACAGGAAATCAGACAAGGTACAGGTGGAAAGACTATTGTCAGACATGCAGGATGGCAAACAGACATTGGTCGGGCTGAGAGCCACCTATAAATACCGTCAGTTCGATTTCCCTATCTCAATCTGCCGTGAGTTTGCAGACTATTACAAAGGGGCCTTGACCCAGCAACGGGTTGAAGCAGTTTTGCCAACATGCTTCGGAGGAGTTCTTCTATATGGTTATATAGATGAACTGATGCCGATGTCAGTACATGACATAAAAACTACCGGAAGTTACTATGTAGGTAAGTTCAAAGGCCACTGGCAGCACATGGTTTATCCATACTGTCTGATGCAGAACGGAAGTGATGTAAGGTCATTTGAGTATAATGTTACTGACTTCAAATCAACCTATACTGAAAGCTACACTTTCGTACCGGCACGGGATATACCTATCCTTATAAATCATTGTGAGGACTTTATCCGGTTCTTGAATGACAACAGAGATTTGATAACCGATAAGAAAATTTTTGCAGAAGACTAGATAAATGGATGAAATTGAATACAATGGAAGGATTTATGAGCTTAGAGGTGAACAGAATGGACTTCTGACCTATCTTACTAGAGATTGTGCCTACGCATTGATAACAAATGAACGGCGAAAAATTCTGATGGATATTAGAGTTAATTCGTCAAATCTTCTATCTATATATTATGCCTAATCAAATAACCGGACGGCTGGTCTATATTGGCCAGCCCCAAGAAATCCCATCCAAAAGCGGTGGCAACCCGTTTGTGAAACGTGAATTTATTCTTGATGCCACAACCTATGACCCCTATACAGGTGAACGTAGCCAGTACGAGAACATTCTACCTCTTGAAGTAAGTGGTGACAAATGTGCCGAACTTGACCAGTTCAGAACCGGTGACGTAATAACGGTTTCTTTTGCGCTTCAAGGTCGGGAATGGACAAATCAGGACGGACAACTAAAACGTATGGTATCTATCCGTTGCTATAAACTGGAAGGCCGTCAGCCAATGCACCAGCCAGCATCCGTGCCAGCACAGCAACCGGCACCGTCACAAACGCCAACCATGGCACAGGCGTTTCCACCTGATGTAGATGCGAACGGAAATCCCAAAGACGACTTACCGTTCTAGCCTATGAGCATATTCAATCTGAAGAATGAATACGATATACCCAAGTTCAAGGCTTATGTAAACAAGCTGTTCCAGGAGCGTGCAGTTGTGGAAGTGAGAAAGAAACTCCCTAACCGCACGCTATCCCAGAACAGCTATTTGCATCTGCTTTTAGGGTATTTCGGCAGTGAGTACGGTTGCAGCCTTGATGAAGCAAAGATAGACTTCTACAAAAGGACTTGCAACCGTGATTTGTTTGAGAGAAAGACGGTCAACAAGAAAGGCAAGGAAGTAACCTATCTGCGAAGTTCTGCAGAACTGACAACAGGTGAGATGACTTTGAGCATTGACCGCTTTCGTAACTGGAGCGCATCTGTGGCCGGAATTTATCTGCCTTCGGCCAACGAACAACAGATGCTAATTTTTGCACAACAAGAAATCGAGCGTAATAAAGAATTTATATGAAAAAATACAGATTAAAAACAGAAGCAGTTCCATTCTTCGTAGACAAATTAGCGACAGCAATATGCGACATGCAAACATGGAAAGAATATAAAGTTGATGAAAAAGCTCTTGAAGAGGTTGAAGAAGCAAGAATAGAATACGGGAAAAACAAGAATGATGTATGTAAAGATTTAAGCAGTTATGGAGAGAAGGGGGCGCAGTTTCACTTTACTATTGTTTTCCCTTCTATGAAGTTCAAAGAGTACAATGAATTTACTAAAGGTAAAATGATTCGAGATTTAATGAATAGATTACAGAATGAAATAAATATGTTCATGAATGGATTTTACAATAATCAAAAAGAATAATTATGGACAAATTTTTAGGACAAGACATCCCTGAACAGGAACGATGGCAGTTCCTTCAGGACAACGCCGATGCGGTAGAGAAAATCGGATATACTCACCGATTCACCCCCGAAGAACTGGCTCAGAAGAAAGAGACTTTGGCCGAGGTATCAATCACCATCAACGATGTCGAGATGGAGAAGAAAGAGGCTATGGAGAGTTTCAAAGAACGCCTAAAGCCTTTGAATGAAGAAAAACAGGAACTTTTGGACCACATCAAAAGAGGTTCGGAGTTCGTCGAGAATGAAGAATGTGCAAAATTCCTATACCATAAAGAAAAGATGGTAGGATTCTACAACAAGTTAGGTGAACTGGTTTATAGCCGCCCAATCATGCCACAAGAAATGCAGAAGACAGTATTTAGTATTAACCGTAAAACTGGAACAGAATCATGAGTGAAAACAAAATCAATTTGGTAGTACCGAAAGAGTACAATGGTACCCCCATCGAAGTAGTATTGAGAGAAGGTAAAGCATCCGTAGCCCTTGACCCGAAAGAACCGGAGAGAGTAGTTATCAATGGAACGATAGAAGCACCCTTCAGATGGCTGGAAAAGCGTGTCGAACTGATTAATCAGAAATCGGCCAATATCATTGTGAACCGTGATAAGATGTGTCTGGCTTTGACTATTGATGAAACCAATTATTACCAGACAGTAATTAGTGGAGTTTTACAGGCTTCAAAGGAAATGCAGGAGTTCGGTATCAATGCGGAAAGGAAATGGGAACCTATCAAATTGTCCCAGTTCTTCAAGATGCACCGTGCCTTCTTCAAGGATAAGTCTGAGAACATGATGCTGGTTTCCACTTTGAAGAACTTCAAGGCGAAAGTGAATCAGGATATAGAACGTAGCAAAGAGGAAAACGGGAACAAGACGGATAACTATTCTCAAGTGGTTGATTCCAATCTGCCAAAATCGTTCAAACTGAATATCCCTCTTTTCAAAGGTTTTGCCTGTGAAGAAATCGAAGTTGAAATCTACGCCGATGTGGATGGGCGGGAAGTTTCCCTTTCTTTGGTTTCTGCCGGTGCGAATGAGGCCATTGAAGAATACAAGAATAAGGTGATTGACGAACAGGTTGAAGCAATCAAAGGTGTTGCACCTGACATCGTAATCATTGAGGTGTAACAATGAGAAAGCAAATTTATTTAATTCTGTTTCTGGTAGTCGGAGTATCTATCGGAAACAGAATATTCAATCACCTCAACGCTTGGCTGGGCGTGGTAATAATATCAGCCACAGTGATTTATTTCGTTTATAAACTAATTAAAAATTTGAAGAATGAAAAGATTGATTAATCTAATGTTGGTCTGTATGACCTTAGTGGTATTTGCTTCATGCGAAAGAGTAGCCCCTAATTATGCCGGTGTTCTAATGGAGAACTATGGGAAGCAAGGAAAAGAGGATTTTAAGGTAGTGTCCGGTAAAGTTTCCACTTGGGAATGGGGCACTGAATTGTTTCAAGTTCCATTGTTTGACCAAAGAGGGGAATTTGCTGAACCTGTCACATTGAAGGCTGCTGATAACACTGAATTTAACGCACGTCCTACTTATTCTTATAAAGTTATCAAGAATAGAGCTATAGATGTTGTATTCGATAACAAACATATAGATAAAGCTGATACAGAATCAGGAAAAGACGGGTTTATGCAAAGCCTTGAAGATAATATACTTGAACCTCGTATTTATGATTTAATCAAAGAAGAAAGCCGTAAGCACAAGACAGACAGTTTAATGGCTGACGGTGGTTCTCTTCTTTTTGAAAAGCGGTTGGAGCAGATTGTGGATAAAGAATTTGAGAAAAGAGGGCTTCAATTGCTGACTTTTTCTGCACAGCTTGAATTTTCAAAGGCTGTGCGTGAGAAGATTGATAGTCGTAATGAGGTGAATACCAATATATCTGTATTAGACCAGCAGATTGCAGAGCAGAAGAAACGCAACGAATTGGAGCAATTAAAAACAGAACAGGCTATCATTCAATCACGTGGGTTGACTAAAGAAATACTCTATAAGCAATTCATAGATAAATGGGATGGCCGTACACCACTTTATGGAATTGCCCCTGAGTTTTTAAAAATAACGAAATAGCATGAATAAACGCCCGGAAAGACGGGCATACGGGCGCAAGCACAGGACGTGCTTTAGTATGGAGTAATTGCGCAATATCTCCATACACTTGTCCCATTGAATTAGCTAATATATGAGCAAGTAAAACCGTGATGGTTGGGCGGGTTCGATTCCCGTTGCGTCCACAACCAATAATGGAATTATTATGAAAGAAGAACGGAAATTAACATTCGGGAAATACAAAGGACAAGAGATAAAGTATATCATACTTACTCATATTGGTTATATCATGTGGTGCTTTGAGAATATCAACTGGTTTAAGCTGACAGATCAAGAACAGGCTTTATATGATGCGATAGCCATAATGATTAAGAAGGAACGCTTGCCAATGACTTTTCCGGTTGAAATGATGTATAAGCATATAAAAGACAGAGAGTCATATGAAAAGTTAAATACTCCATTTACATTCAATTATGGATATATATCTTTAAGAATGTCTGAAAAGGATAATCCAATATTCAACAGTATTGAAAAATACATTACACACAAAATACGCAGAAATAGTACGAAAGAATGTTCGTCATTCGAAAGTCTTTCAGGAGATTTGACTGGTCTTTCACATAGCATGAATAAAGAAATAGAAAGAGCTCGGCTTAATGGTGAGAGTGATGAAGAAATATATGGTTATTGGGGTAGTATGAATGATTATAAGGCTTTATAAATATGTATTACATCAAGAAACCTAAAAAGAAGAAAGAAAAGCCTTTGCCGTTATTCGATAAGGCAGGTATCAAGATTAAAAAGAAGCCGGATTTAGTGGCCAAACTCGACAAAGTTTTCAGCCGCTATATCCGGCTTCGCGATTGTATGCCGAACGGGTATTTCCGCTGTATCTCATGCGGCCAGATAAAGCCCTACGCACAGGCAGATTGCGGACACTTCCATTCGCGCCGCCACATGGCCACACGCTTTGACGAGGATAACGCCCACGCAGAATGCCGGGCGTGCAACCGGTTCAGTGCAGACCATCTGATACAATATGAAAAGAACCTGAAAGCTAAAATCGGCCAGCTACGATTCGACAAGCTGGCATGGAGAGCAAGCCAGGCGAAGAAATGGACTGATTTTGAATTAATAGAACTCACCAAGTATTACAAGGCTTTGGGAGACAAACTGAGTAAGGAGAAAGGATTATGAGTTATGTTTTACGGGATTATCAGCAGAAGGCCAGTAATGCAGCGGTCAGCTTCTTTGCTAACAGAGCCAAGAAGAACAATGCCATCATGGTACTGCCTACCGGAGCCGGTAAGAGTCTTGTGATTGCCGACATCGCCAGCCGTCTTGAATGGCACACGCTGGTATTCCAGCCAAGTAAGGAGATACTCGAACAGAACTATCTGAAGCTCTGTTCGTATGGTGTTCTGGATTGTTCCATCTACTCTGCCTCATTCGGACGAAAGGAGATTTCAAGAATAACTTTCGCCACTATCGGAAGCGTAGTCAACCATCCGGAACTTTTCCAGCATTTTCAGAATATCATCATCGACGAGTGCCATCTGGTTAATCCGAAAGACGGAATGTACAAGAGATTTCTTTCGATGCTGAAATGTAAAGTCCTTGGATTGACGGCCACACCTTACCGTCTTTCATCAAGCAGGGATTTCGGTAGCATGTTGAAGTTCATCACACGTACACGCCCGTGCGTGTTCTCTGAGGTAATCTATCAGGTTCAAATTTCTACTCTATTGGATATGGGGTATCTTTCGAAACTGAACTATTATCCGATGAATCCTTTGGGATGGAACGAATTTAATCTGAAGGTGAACACTACCGGAGCCGACTACACGGACAAGTCTGTAGTAAAAGAGTATGAGCGTATCGACTTCTACGGGTTTCTGGTAAGTATCGTCCAAAGGCTTATGAATCCCAAGAGCGGTGTAAAACGAAAAGGTATATTGGTTTTCACTCGTTTTCTGAAGGAAGCAGAACGCCTTACCTGGTCCATTCCCGGAACTGCCATCGTTTCAGGAGAAACACCGAAGAAAGAACGTGAACATATCCTTGAAGCGTTCAAGGCTGGAGAGATACCGGTCGTTGCCAATGTAGGTGTACTTACTACCGGATTTGACTATCCTGAACTGGATACGATTGTCATGGCCCGTCCGACGATGTCTTTAGCTCTATGGTACCAAATAGTCGGTCGTGCTATCCGTCCGCATCCTAACAAGGAGGCTGGCTGGATCGTTGACCTTTGCGGGAATTTGAAACGATTTGGCGAAGTCAAGGATTTACGCCTGGTGGATAGCGGAAACGGCAAATGGGCCGTGTACTCCAATAGCAGACAGTTGACTAACGTAAGATTCTGAAACTATGGAAGAAGGATTTTTGAGGCTAAGCCGCAGGTTTTTCTCGAATGAAATGTGGAAAGTAGCCCGTGAGTTTTCGGAATGCGAAGCGTGGCTTGACTTGATTCAGTCAGCACGATTTGATGCAACCGGCGAGGCGTACAGCGAACTCATCGGAGGTCGGGAAATCTCTTATTCAAGAGGTCAATATCCAGCATCCATATCGTTTCTGATGAAGCGTTGGAAATGGTCTGAGAAGAAGGTCAGATATTTCCTGTCCAAACTGAAGAAGAAGGGGATGATTACAACCTGTAACCAACAGGGCATGACTGTCATAACCTTATGCAATTACGATGACTACAATCCTATCAAGGACAATCCAAAGGACAAAGATAAGGGCATAGACAACAATAAAGAAATCAGCGATTTAAAGGTGTCTATGGGCGAACTAAGGGCAGAGCTAAGGGCAATGTCGCAAAAAATGGCCGAAAAAATTGAAGATTTGGGGCAAGGTAAGGGCAATAAGAAAAAGAAAGATAAAGAAACTGTTAATGATAATATTCCCCCCACACCCCCCAAGGGGGAGGGTATTAACTATAAAGCCCGTTCCCTTTTTGAAACCTATTACAGACAGTTGTTCGGAAGTGATTATTACTGGACGGCCAAGGATGCAGGAGCAATGTCCCAGCTGCTTCAAAAACTGAAGTTCCAACGGGAACAGAAGCAGATGGATGTCGCCGATGAATCAATCCTGTATGCACTTCAATATTTGCTTTTATCCATAAAAGAAGGTTGGATATTCGAGAATTTTAGCGTGACAAACATCAACTCAAAATTTAATGAGATAGTTTCTCAGGCCAAGAAAAAAGCTCTTTCAAAAACAGATGTAGGCATAGTTCTGAAGGATAATTCACCGGAAAAATACAAGAAAGGCTGGTAAACATGGAACAGATAAATTTTCAACAGACAATCGAACGGCTCAAAGATACGGGCTTCTCCCCTATTCCTAACATCGTACAGGTAACCGTTCCGGATGCCAAAAGAGTTCTCTGGGCCGGTATCAGGTACTTCACTGGAGAAAATGCCAGATGGCTTCCTGAGTACGAAGAAGTGGCAGGCTGGCTGGCCGGCAATGAAGGTCGCGGACTTCTGTGTTTCGGCAACTGCGGACGCGGAAAGACCCTTATTTGCGGAAAGATTCTCCCTTTGGTTCTTAACCATTACTGCCGCAAGGTGGTAAGCTGCTACGATGCACAGCAGATGAATGCAGATTTAGACGCTGTGAAGCAAAAACACATCATCTACGTTGACGATATAGGAACAGAGAATCTTAGCGTCAAATACGGCGAAAAAAGGCTTGCATTCGCCGAACTGGCAGACGAAGCCGAGAAGAAAGGAAAGCTTCTTATCCTGACTACCAACCTCACGATAGACGAGCTGAGAGAGAAGTATGGGGAAAGAACCATTGACCGGCTGAGAGCTATAACAAAAACCGTCCTCTTCAGCGGTGAAAGCCTGAGAAAATGATATGAAAATCACAATCAACTGGGTAACTCGTGACTGGAACCTGATCAGGAGACTACGTGAGAAATACCGTCTCCCACAATACATGAACGTGAACGGACTCACAGAAGCAGAGGTTGACGAAGAGACATTAAGCAATCTCCGCAAGGGTGAGCCAAAGTATTTAATCATCAGAAAAGTAGAGAAATGACAAGACAAGAATCAGAAAGAAAGCTCAATGAGCTGAGAAAGAAGTATATCGCCTTGATTTCATCCATGAACTTTGCCAAAGCACAGAAAATCAAGAGCAAGATTGACTCCCTTGAAAGAGAGCTGGAACCGCATTCCTTGGGAGAGCTTCTTCAGGACTATACACCGGAGTTCAAGGTAGAAATGCTTCGCAAGATGCACAAGCTGTTCATCTACTCAGACTTACTTGAGGGTGCGGCACTGGAGTTCCAGTCTGAACTTGAATCAAACGGAATAGATGCTCAGGTAGTTTTTCAGGTAAAGCGCGTACTGAAAGAACTGAGAAGCATAGTACGAATACCGGATGAAGAGAAAAACGCTTCACTGTCTGACAACTTTGCCGGGATGTGTGATGAAGCCGGACTTGTAGTGAGTAACATAATCAACAAATATCTTGCAAAATGATAACGGAAAATGACCCAATGCTTCCACGTAAAGTGGATTTGGAGAAGAACCCTTCTGGAACCGAACTGAAAATCGCCCAGCATCGGGAACTGGAGAAACATGGAAAGTATGTAGCTATCCCAGGCGACAAGACACGGACGCGAATTTTCGTCCGTAACGGTGAGGATGCTGAGAAGAAGATAGCTGCTTACTTGGAGAGAATCAACAACCGACCTCAAAGATGGAACTAAAATAATACTATTATGTCAAGTTCAAATTTTGAAACAACAATCCAGGCGTATTTGGAGAATCGTGCAAAGACTGATTCTCTCTTTGCCGAAACCTACAGGAAAGCGGACAAGAGTATCGAGGAATGTATCAAGTATATCTACTCGAAAGCCAGAAAGCTGGCAAAGGGAGGAAACGCAGTCGGTGTCGATGAAGCAACCGTATACGGATGGGCAGTCCATTATTACGACGAGGATAACATCAAGGTGGACAAGGTGCAGGAACGTGTGGAAGTAGTGGCTCCGGCTTCTGAACCTGCGAAAGCAGAGCAACCAAAACCACAATTAAAGCCGCAGCCGAAACGCAAGAGAGGTGATGATAACAGTCTGCAACTTTCATTATTCGGAGAACTATGAGACCAAGGACAAAACGTGAAAGGCTGGTAGCTGAATTGAGCAGTAAGCTGCCAGAAATAACAGATGCCCAAATACGGTGGGGAAAGAAGCATTGTTTTCCGCATAATGCTTACCGCTGTAAGGATGAAATGTGGTGCAGTGAATGTGGAAAGATGTGGGTAGACACAACCGGACAGAAGGAAGGATACATACGGTGTCCTTACTGCGGTGAACGCCTGGAAATAAAATCCAGCAGGAAGAAAAAGCTGTGTCAGTATGAGTACATGACTATCGTCACGGCAGTAGACAAGTTTCAGGTGCTCAGACATGTGGAAATAGGAAAGCACAAAGGGATGAAAATGGGGGAAATATTCTACCATAGCATGGAAGTTTGCCAGCAGTGGATAACTGAGGACAGGAAAGAAACAGTAATGGCCAGGCCAATGAATATGGGTAAGAATGCCTGGATATACGCACAGCCTATAAGCATCAAAAATTCTGTTGATTATTACGGATATAATTGCTATGACATAAACGGATATGTATATCCAAAAGTAAAGTTGCTGCCTATACTCCGAAGGAACGGACTTCGTACTTCGTTCCATGGTATTACTCCGGCCAGGCTGATACATGCCATTTTAGGAGAAAGCAAGTATGCGGAAATGCTATTGAAGACGAAACAGTATGGTATGCTGAGTTTTTACATGCATCGTGGTTGTATTTATCATCCGTGGGCAGTGAATATCTGCAACCGTAACGGATACATCATTAAGGATGGTTCCATGTATGATGATTATCTTCGTTTGCTTGACTATTTCCACCTTGATACACATAACGCTCACTATGTATGCCCTAAGAACCTGAAGAAAGAGCATGACAAGCTGGTTGAGAAGAAGAGAAAGATAGAAGCGAAGATTCGGGCTGAACAGAAACGAAAGGAAAGGATTGAACGAATGTTCAGAATGAAACAGGATATTCTGTCATTCATCAAAAGAATCCAGCCGTTTCTGGGAATGGAAATCAAGGATAAGGGTATCGTAATCCGTCCGTTGGAAAGTGTTACCCAGTTCTACCTGGAAGGAAAGGCAATGCACCATTGTGTATATCAAAATGAATATTACAGGCGTAAAGATTGCCTTATTCTCACAGCACAGAAGAATGGGAAACGATTAGAAACAATAGAAGTAAACTTGAAAACTTTCAAGATAATCCAAAGCCGTGCAGTTTGCAATAAAACGAGTGATTACCATGATAAGATTATCGAACTGGTAAACCGTAACATGGGACTGATAATGAGGTCTGCATCATGAAGGTTTGTATCGAGTGTGGCCGGAACCTTCCGGAAAAAAAGTTCCGTGCCTATGAAACGAAATCCGGCACCCATTACACCAGCAGGTGCCGGTTATGTGAGAGCAGACACACGTCTGAAAGAAGAAAGCAGGACAGGCTTCATGGTCGGCTGGCCAGATACACTAACGAGCAGCTGGTGGCCGAACTCCGGAAACGTGGAGCCTATATCATGTATGGGAAAGACTTTGATTGTGTAACAACGATATGATATGGGAAAGCAGAAAAGTGTGAGCGATTTTTATCAGTTCGCAAAGGATTTGGCCAAAGCTGAAAAGGAGCTGAAGGTTGAGCGATGGGTTGAAGTCACTCTTTATTACGGATATGCAGATAAACAAGTAAGTCTTTATCACTACGACCTTCCCCGTGAAATGTATTTCCGCTACCAATGGGTGATTAGATGGAGGATGGCGAAATTTCAGTGTCAATATCCAAAACAGATTATTGGTATAAGTCTGTATCACTATGATAAGCGTTCAGGAGAATCGATGGGACTTAATAGTTGTCTGCCTAAGCTAATTTCTGTCAAAGCCCAGGTGACGAAAGCGGAACGGATGATGAAGAACTATATTGAGCAAAACCGTCAGAACAACATGTTCTTTGACGAGTACACGGACGAGGAGCTGGTTAAGTTCCGCGAGAAACTGGAGCGCAAGAAAATCGAGTGCGCTGAGTGTGAGAAGAGGTTAGAATTATTAGTTGAAAGAAAGAGAAATAATCAATGAAAACGAAATTGTATTATCTGTTTCTGGCAGTCATGTGGTGGCTGCTGGGATAGGTGGAAAGGAGATAAAATGAAACTAATAGCAAAATCAAGAACACAGCTTGAAAAAATATGTCAAGACTTCTACGAGCAGGCAGAATCAGAGAAGAAAGAGGTTTTTAAAATGGTGGAAGACTTTACCGGAGTTAAGCCTATAAACTTCGGCTACTATTGGTATTTCGGTATTACTTGTGTGTGGGCAGAAGATACATGGAGATTTGCAGATTCGTCAAGTCCTCAAAATGTAGTCTCATACACGGTAAGAGGACATACTTACTTCAAGCCGAACAAACGGCTAAAGGTTTCAAAAGATTTTATCAAGAAGTGGAAAGATAAGTTTAAGGGTATTGACGGGAAGATTCTTGCTGATTATGGAATACCTGTATATCATGAAGGAAGTGGTGTCTATTACAACTGGATTCCTATAAAAACCGACAACAGATATGGTATCGAAGTACCATCCTCTTTACTTGACCAAATGTCTAAGATTGATAACAAGCAATATGATATAGAATTATGAAACCGATACTTGATGCTTGCTGTGGTGGCAAGATGTTTTATTTCGATAAGTCTGATGGAAGGGTGTTATTTCAAGATATTCGCAAAATAAAGACAACTCTTTGCGATGGTAGGACATTTGAAGTAAACCCTGACGTTCAATGCGATTTTACTAATATGCCATACGAAGATGAAAATTTTTCTATGGTTGTATTTGACCCGCCTCATTTAGTCTATAGCCGGGGAAAGAAATCTAAAATGGTTGATATGTATGGTTGCCTTAGCGAAAAAGCTATGCCGACTGGTTACCAGCAAATTAAATATGGAGCGTTATATTCCGATTGGAGAGATATGCTTTCAAAAGGCTTCAAGGAATGCTTTAGGGTCCTTAAATCAGGTGGATTTCTGATTTTCAAATGGAATGAAACGGACGTAAAGGTTTCTGAGGTTTTGAAATTGACATCTGAAAAGCCAATATTTGGTCACATATCAGGAAAACGCTCAAATACACATTGGATATGTTTTATGAAGAATTAATTATGGGAAAACTGAAGGTCTATTATGGATGGACAAAAAATATGCCCTATCATTTTGTGTAAATGATAATTATTAGTTAAAACTATAATGAGTTCATTAATTCATCATTATATGAGTTGTAATTGTAGTATGATTTTATTAAAGTGTTAACTATAGGCTTGCATATAAAATCAAATCCAAAGGCTCTTAAGAAAATAAAAAAAGTATAGTTATATATTTTGATATATTTGAGAGTATATTTGATTTCTTTTAAAATTCGTTCATTTCTAGTATCTTGTCCCCATTGTGAATATAAGTCACAAAGAATCCTTCTTGTGAGTTCAAAGTATTCTGGGAAATGTCTTAATTCAAAACATGTGGCAATCTGTCTATCAAGCATAATTTTTCCAGTTTCTTTATCCGGTTCTACTAAATCTTTAATTAAAAGATGATACGTATTAAATCTCAAATCTCTTTGCTTAAGATTTTTTTCTGAAATAAATTTATACATTGGGACTATGATACCCAATAAAGTGATTATAAGACCTGCTATTTTAAGCAGAAATTCATTTGTAAACGATTCCATATTATTTAATAGTATTTTTTGCAAAAAAAGAAATAATATTTTAAATATGCAAGCAATATCCATCAAACAGCCGTGGGCAAGCCTTATCTAAAATCTTACTGACAACCCTTGTCAGTGATTTGTGAATACCCGGTAATTGCTTTGTGGCGGTGACCGGGTATTTTATTTTAATAGAGATACCAATAATGCTGCAATGGCAATAGCAGTATTGACTATAAGAAGCCATTTTTCGAGGTTGGCTCCTTTACGTTGCTCTTCACGATATTTTTGTTGGGCAAGGATTTCCTTCTGATGCAACTCACGATATTTCTGTTGAGCGAGGATTTCTGACTTCTGAATTTGAAGAAAGTTGTATTGCTCTTCCATGAGAGCACGTCTTTTCTTCTCATCCAGAACCTTCATGTAATCAGAGTTTCCTGAGAACCCAGAGCCTATTTCAAAACCAAAATCATTCTTATAAGAATCAAATTCATTCATATAGATATAATCAAATTTTATTATGGGCATACAATATGTGTGCCATAGAAACGATGTCAAAATGTCATAAATATAGAAAATTATGAACTTAAACAAATTGAGAGATAAAGCCTACCAGTGCGCAGTAGCCCACGGATGGCATGAAGAGAACCTGAGTGACGAACATTTCCTTTGTCTGGTCATATCCGAACTTATGGAAGCGGTGGAGGCAGACCGGAAAGGGAAACATGCGAAAGTTGCAATGTTCAAAGAATGGCAAGGGAATAGCGTTCCATTGACCGAAGAAACTAGGAAAAGGAGATTCATGGAAGACTTTGAGGCATTTATCAAAGGGACTGTCGAGGAAGAACTTGCCGATGCCTGCATCCGTCTGCTGGATTTGGCTGGATTGAGAGGATATGATTTGGATAGCTTTGACTACGAAGGAAGCGATACGGAAGATTATTCTGATATGACCTTCACGGAGTCCATGTTTAGAATCTGCGTCTATGTCACCGACAACTTCTACCGGGATGAACTATATATCCTCCTAAATGAGATATTCGCTTTCTGTCGGGACAGAAATATCGACATCTTCTGGCACATCAAGCAGAAGATGAAATACAATGAACTACGTCCATATAAGCATGGAGATAAAAGCTACTGACTATATGAAACACGTATTCTACGCATTAATCATCATACAAGCCCTGTACGAGCTTGTGAAGCTGTTCAGATATAAATCCCTATACCGACATGTAAAAGTCTTTCAGAAGCTGGATAAGACAGCAAGAAGATGGTATCTGATGGCGCATCCGTGGCTTCATGTTGCATTCTTCATGGATACCATCGGACTTTTATTGCTTGGGATGGGATTGTTTTCAAGCCAGTGGGTGTGTTTCCTTGTTGTCCTGGCCATGAGTTTCAGTCAGATCCAAAAGCTAGGAGCATGGGCGGTATTCCTGGACAGTCTGGTAACGGTCATTGTGTACGCTTTCGCCATCCTGAACGCATATCACTTGGCATAAAAATAGGGAGCCAGCCCACACGATTAGAAGCCAACTCCCCCACACGATTATGATGCAAATATAAGAATTTCCAACTAAATAAATCGTGCTATGACAAAAGAATTTTCATCAATCGTGGAGTTGAAATCAATACGTGAACAGAAATCAAGGTTATCTGAACGTGAGCAGGAGTTATCCTCCCCTATTCTGACTGATTTTACTCTTATTCCGGAGATTTATGAGTGGTTCAAGGAACTGTTGGCCGGGATGGACTGTCCGCCCAATCCTGAGAGCGTCACCCAGCGGAAGAAGTTCCTCTTTATCATCTTGTTCCTGTTCGCTCCCAGCGTGCTTGCCGGCGGACGGCTGCCGAACGGCATCCGGGCAGAGATTTCCAGTGTGTTCCCGGATGTTTCCCCGTGTGTAATATCAAACAATATCGCTGATGTTTCCTTTATCTACCAGCAGTATAAGGATTTCCGGCAGGATATAGAGTATCTTTACAACGAAATTGTAGAAAGATTGAAGGTCAAAGGACTAATCAAGTAACAGAATGTTTCTAATGGGGATAAAGTCTCTATGCTTAAATTTTTATGTCTAACAAATTTAAATTTTAAAGCCGAGTCAGAAGAAGAACAAAATCAGGTTGGGAAATAGCTCGACAAGCCGACAGATTAGCTCAACATCGTTATGGAAGTAACTTTGACAATCCTAATAATCTTGTAAATAGGATTGCAGGCAGGTATCTTGGAAACTTCAATAGAAATGGAACCAGTTGGAATACACAAGTTTCAAAACGTACTTACATGGGACTTAATGATGGGTAATTAGTAAAAGAACTAATCAAGTAAAAAAGCCGGAGCGTTATGCTTCCGGCTTTTCTACTTTTTCCGGTTTGAATGGAGGTAATATTTCTGACAATAATTTTTGAAAATATTGTTCAAGTTCTTCTATTTTCTTTTCTAGTTTATTATTATCAATCGCAGATAGCTTACCGCCATCAATTAAACATGAAAGTAATGATGTGATTTCTATGATTTTGTCTATGTTTTTATTTGATTCATAACGGCTTCTATAAACAAGGAAAAATCTACCCAGCTTATAGACAGATTTTAATGTGTTGCTGTAGTCTCTGTTATTACGTAAAAAATCATTATCTATATTTTCTTTACACTCTATTATTAGATGTATCAATTTATTGTCAAGTGAATTGCATAAGTCTATGATTATTTTTGATGATTCGAAGAATCTGCTAAGTTCGAATTTGTAAAGTTCTAATGACTTGTTGTAGTTGCCTTTTATTGATTCTATTTCTTTAGTAATCTGTGCAATATCTTCCTTTGTAGCAAGATTCTTCCCTTTTTCGCTTTCATAATTTATTTCACGAGAATCCTCTTTCATGGCAAAGTTCTCTCCTTTTTTCTTGTTATATCCTTCCCATATAAGGAAAATTCCAAGTAATAATATTTCCAAGATTAGTCCAATCCATTCCATAATTTATTATTTATGAATATCAAAGATGTCATTTTATTGAATCTATTTTCTGCAATGGTTCATTGGCTTTATGTATAGAAAAATATTGTTGAATTTTATAGTAATTATCTAATTCGTTTATTATTTCTTGATTTTTATATTTTATCAACTCTTCATTAATAATACGTTTCAAATCATCCTTACTATTTTCAATTATGATTGTCGGTATCAAAAATGCAAATATGCCAGAAATAATTATGGGAAATATTATATTTTTAATGTATTTTTTCTTATTATGAGATGAATCAGTACTTACTCTTGAAAGGTTAAAAGGTAGATAATATTGATATGTAACTTCATATTGGTCCAATATAAAGTTGATATAATTAGAAAAATCTTCAAGAAAGAAATCAATAATATCATCAATATTTTTATAAATCTCAATAAAACTAAATAATATCGTAAAGGTTAAAACTAACGAACCTTCTTTTAATTCTAAATTTCTAATATGATATCGTATCTTTTTGCTATTAGTTTCTATTTTGGAGTTTAATATTTTATCTAATCTATAATGTAAGTTTTTTTCTAGCCAATAATATAAATTTTTAATTAGTGCTTTATATCCTTCATTATCGTAAAGATTGTGAGATTGAAAATTCTTGTCGTTATTTATTAGTTCTTTGTATAAATCCTCGATAATTTTCTGAAAAGTTTTTCCATCTTTAGAATTAATTCGAATTTTACATGGAATTTCTAAAGTATATTTTAGTGGAGATGTCTTTCTGAATATAGTGGCCATAAGTTTGTTTATTTTAAAATAGATTTTAATTATATTTAATAAAACTCTCTATTCTCAAACGGATTTATATCACATACGTTCCCTTAATTATTATTTAAATTAACTCCGAACCATATAAAGAACGGGGCTGGAATAGTTATTTATAGATGTAATTATATCTTAGTTCGGATTCATTATCCTTGTAACTATATGAAACACATATTTTATTTATAGTACCATCTTCATTATAAATATAGTCATAATATGTCCAAGAATCTGAATATGATTCCTTTTTAGATTTTCTTTGAATACGACCTGAAGAGTCATACTGGTATTCATATTTTTGCTCTATTGATTCTCTCCCTGTATCTCCGTTGATATATGTTTCTTGTAGTAGATTTCCATGTGTGTCGTACTCAAAGATAAAGTTCCCGAACAAAGAACCGTCATTAAGCATTGTCTTTTCTATATAAACGTTATTCCCTTCGTATCTATATTCGCTTATATAACCAAAATTGTTACTAACCCAAATGTCTTTTTCTACTGTTTTTATCAATCTTTTTTGACTATCATATCCGTATGTCCATTCTTCATTCAGGTCTCCATCGTCATCATATACCAGCATGCGTGACACGGAATCAATGTTGTTATATTCATATTTACGTTTTTTTTCAAACAAAGTAAACGTATATTCGTTCATTTCCACTACACGCTTTTTGTCGTCGTATTCATATTTGTAATTGTAATCAATCCTATCATCCAATAAAGCATTATAGTAATTGGTGGTTTTTTCTTGCAATGTTCCGTCTGGATTATAGATATACTGTTCGTATAGTTCTCCATATTCATTTATCTCGCCAAATTTCTTTTCGTGTTCGTTTATTACAATTTCAGACAGAACTTTATTTCCATTATTCCCTCCGGGTTCTCCATCACCATCGCTACTGCACCCTACAAAAAACAAAGCCACTAGTATAGGTCGTATAAATAACATTTTCTTCATTTTACTTTGGTTTTATTGATTAAACATCCATTTCTAATAACTTCCTTAAATCCTCAAAAGAGTGAACTTCATAAATAGTTCCTTTCACTTTTATGTAGCCGTTTACCTCGGTTAAATCTTTTTCTTCTAATATATTAACCTCTCTGATTTCATCATCAGTAAGAATTAATTTCCATACAGGTACACCAATAGCTTTTGACAATTTTTCTAACGTTTCAAGTTTGGGCTTCTCTGTATTAAGTAATTGATTGAGCCCTACAGGGGTAATACCTAACTTTTCTGCAATATCTACCTTTTTAAGGTTTAGCTGCTCTATAATTTCTCTTGTTCTATTTATCATAAAAATCAATTTTGACACAAAAGTAAATGCTTTTATTTATGTATAAGTATTTACTTTGTTAATCTTTGTAAAATATAAGTATATTCTTTTATTTATGTTTGTTTTATTAAAGCATTTACTTTTACTTTACACCATCAAACAAGAAGTAATAACAATTTAAACGCACACGATTATGAAGACTTTAAAAGAACAAGTAGAAGAGATTAAGAACATGAAAAGTTCTAAGGCTGCAAAGAAAGAGGCTTTTATTAAGTTAGGGTTGAGAAAGTACGAAATTGAACTTCTGCTTTCAGAACTGCCTAAACCAGTCAGAGAGGTTCATAAGTTTACCTTTGGCGTAGAGATTGAATGCCTGGTAGCTGCAAGCCTTATGAGAGAAAGTGCAACAAGAAACGAAATGCCTTTTCAGTATGAGGGTTATAATCACGTTGACAACAACCACTACTACAAGTTTGTATCTGATTCTTCTATCAGAGGTGAAAACCCTATCGAATGTGTTTCACCGGTTCTTACTGGTAAGGCAGGTATGAAAAGCCTCGAGAACTGCTGTAAAGCCTTAAATGAGGCAGGTGCACAAGTGAATATATCTACTGGCTTACATGTTCATATAGGTGCTGCAAATCTTTCAAACGAGGCTTATATAAATGTATTCAAGAACTATCAGAAATTAGAAAGAGTTATTGATACATTTATGGCAAATTCAAGGCGTGCCAACAACAGCCAGTGGTGTAGAACCCTTCAAGGCAAGAACTTTGACGTATGTATGACAAAGCATGATGTTTTTAGCGTCATGAATGGTAATAGATACTATAAAGTGAATGCTTGTTCTTACGCTCGACATCGGACAATAGAATTTAGACAACATCAAGGTTCTACTGATTTCGAAAAGATTTCTAACTGGGTGAACTTCTGCGCTAAACTGGTAGCATGGTCTAAAAAGAACGTACTGAGTTCAGAGGTTAATTCAATTGACGAGATACCTTTCTTGACAACGAGAGAAAAGTCATTCTTTAAATCACGTGCTGAGGTTCTTGCATGAGCCTCGCACGATTAAAATCAATGAATATGTGCTGTATTATCTATAAGCCAAAAGGTGTTCAGATGCCAACTCTGGACACCTTAAATAAAGTTCAGAGAATCAATCATCATGGTTATGGCTTCGTTTCTTCAAAGCATAGATATAAGACGATGGACTATCAGAAGTTTTTAACTCATCTTTCAAAGGTTGAAATTGAAGAAGAATGCATCATTCACATGAGGTGGGCAACACATGGTTCTAAGTGTAGAAGGAACTGCCACCCGTTTGTCGAGAATGGCGTTTATTTTGCCCATAACGGCGTTTTGCCTATTCAGTCGGTAAATGATATGACAGACAGCGAAATCTTCTTCAGAGGGCAAGTTTATCCACTTGTAATGAAATATGGTTATGAATCAAAGGTAACAGAATCCATGATGATGGCTGCCGCTGGCAGTTCTAAGTTCGCCATGATGTATAAAGGCAAAGTAAAGCTGTATGGTGATTATACGAAATTGAACGGTGTGTATTATTCTAATTTGAGATGGTTATGAAAAGAGAAAAGTTAACGGTTAAAGCATCAGATGTAAGAAGCATAAAAATGAGCGTAAATCCGCCCAAAGTGGTAGTTGATGCAGGTTATAGAGTGATTCATGACGGTGAAATAAAATGCTGGGTAGGTATAGGCTGGTTGACCGAAGGCAGAGCGTCAAAGAGTGACTATTATAAGATACCAGAGGTTGTAAACGGATAATTTAAGATAGCTATGAGAAATGTAGATATTGACGTAATGCGAGAGATTTTAGAAGAGCATGGAATTTTAGTGAATGAAGATATTGCTAAATCCATAACAGAGGATTTTGTATGCCATTTAGAAGTATGTAGAGAAATGAATGTATCACAATTTAGAGGATGTAATACCGAATCTGATACAGAGAAAATCATGCGATTAGAAGCAGAACTGAAGAAGGTTAAAAGAGAGCTTTCAAAGGCATCTACAGAGAATGAAGTCTATAGAGATAATGTTATGAAAAGACATAACGCATCGTCTGTATGGATTGAAGATGGAGTGGTAAAATATAGTTATGGGGTATGAAAGAGAAAGAAATCCTGCAAGAAATAATCGGGTGGCTGGGTAATGATACAAGCTACTTGTCTACAAGAACAGACTATGCCAGAGGGTATAAATCCGGTATAGAATGTGCAAAAGAAATTGTTGAAAGCATCATCAATAAACACGGCCCTGATTTATTACCAAACAATTAGCAAATTGTTTCGTATGCGTTGAATTGTTATTCAAAATTGTCTTCATAATTGGGTATCTTTGTATAGATACCATCGCGGGTTAGAGCAGTGGTCAGCTCGTCACTTTGACTTGGTGAAGGCCGGTGGTTCGAATCCATCACCCGCAACTAACATTTAAACTTTACACGATTATGGAAATACTTACGCTTATCATCAAACAGAAGTTCTTTGACGAAATCTTGTCAGGCAAGAAAACACAAGAATTCAGAGAAATCAGACCTACAACCCAGAAGAAATACTGCCAGCTTGACGCTGATGGCTATTGTGTCGAGAAAGACGGTGTGTTACAGCCTAAGCATTACGATGCTATCCAGTTCTTTGTAGGCTACAATAAAGACAGAGCCAGCGCACTGGTAGAAGTCAAGGATGCAAAGATAGAGCTGTTTGAAGATGAAAATCACAATCTGATTGAATACACCTATCAGGGTGAGATATATCTGGCAGCACAGGTCGTTTATGGCCTTGGCAGAATTATTGAAAAGCATGTTTAACCCTTTAAATTTTCGTTGAGTCAGAACAAACAGAAGCACATTTTCAACTGGTGGCTACCGTGGTGGCCGTAGAGGTTTGACTACAGAGAATGGTGGTCTCTCTCAGGGTGGCAGATTTATCACCCGAAGACAGCAGTATTATAACGTCCGCACAGGACTTGGCATGAGTGGCGGATAATGACACTGCAAGAAAGGACATACAGCCATATTGACCTCGTCAGACAGAAGACTGACGGGGCTTTGCTGTTTTTGTCCTTGGGTAAAGATTCTTTGGTTTTACTTGACATGATATATCCAAGGTTCGACAGAATAGTCTGTGTGTTCATGTATTTTGTCAAAGGTTTAGAGCATATTGAAAGGTGGATAGGTTGGGTAAAAGCTAAATATCCCAAAATCGAGTTTGTACAGGTGCCACACTGGAATCTTACTTACATTCTTCGTGGTGGTATGTATTGTGTGGCAAATCCAAAGATTAAACTACTTAAACTTGCCGATGTAGTGAAAGCTATGCAGCTTAAATACGGGCTGTATTATACTTTCTTAGGCATGAAGAAAGCGGACGGTATGAATCGGCGTTTAATGCTGAAAGGTTATGAAGCTAACGGGTATGAGAACAATGGCTTGTGTTATCCTTTGGCCGACTGGAAGCAGAAAGATATTCTATCCTACATGAGACAGAACAGGCTACCTGAACCAGTTAGATATTCACTCAAAGCCAGTTCGGGTGTAGGTTTTAACTTGGATTGTATGCTATGGCTGGAGAAAAATTACCCACAGGATTTACAGAGAATTTACAAAGTGTTTCCGATGGCTGAAAGAATCCTTTGGGAGCATAATAACAAACAAAATTAATAGGAGGAATGCAGAGTCAGAAGCAGAATATCAAATAGGACTATGAGTTATTTAGGCAATCCCTATACAGCTCAAAACATAATGTCTGGTTATGGATATAATCGACAACAGGTTGCTATTCTTAATCGTTCTCAGGCATTAAGAAGCAGAGCAACGACAGATTCTCAATTTCGTAGAATTTCAAGGGCTGCAGAAAACATGCACAAGGCTGCAGGAGTAGGTTTAAGTAATGGCTAATATGGAACTAAGCAAATACATTAAGAGTGAATCGGTGGAACTTAATCGTTCCGCCATTCACTTCGCTGATTATAACCCCAGGAAACTGTCTGAGGAATCCCGTAAGACATTGAAGCGGGGCATCAAGAAGTTCGGTTTGGTCGGTGGTATTGTAGTCAACAAGCAGACCGGATTAACCGTTGTTTCCGGCCACCAGCGTCTGAGCGTGATGGATGAACTACAGAAGTTCCCGGAAAACGACTACCGAATTCGCGTTGATGTCATTGATGTAGACGAAAAGCAGGAGAAGGAATTGAACATCCTGATGAATAATCCTAACGCGCAAGGTTCATGGGACTATGACGCTTTGGCCCGGTTGGTTCCGGATATAGATTACCAGGATGCCGGTTTAACGGCCGCTGATTTGAATATGATTGGCTGTGATTTCCTTCTCCAGACAGAAGAAGAAAGCTCTATTGCCGATGCCCTAGAGGATATGATGGCACCTGTCACAGAGCAGAAAGAAGCTGAGAAAGCCGCAAAGCAGATGGAAAGAGCTGAAAAGGTAGCTCACATGAAAGAAGTAAAGCAGCAGGTGAAGAATGCAGCCCAGAAACAGGCACAGGATATGGATGCTTATCTGATGCTTTCCTTTGACACGTTCGAAGCTAAGGCAGCTTTCTGTGAAAGGTTCGGTTACGACCCCTACTCCAAGTTTATCAAGGGTGAGGTATTCGATGAACAGATAGAAAGAATTGAATGACAACATGAAATTTTAGGAGGAAAGCCGAGTTAGAAGAAAAACATATAGTCAGTTGTATCAACAGTCAAGACGAATAATGTACAACGCCGGAAGGCAATACGGGCTTGGTACAGACAGACAAAGAAGTATAAGAGACAGAACGAAGTCTATAATGGAAAGATATGCGGCCAGGATAGATAGCTATTTCTCAAAGAGAGGAATTGATATTTATGGTGATAAGCCTGTTTCTCGCCGCATTTATATGGGCAACAATAATGGATGAAATATGGTAGGGGATTTTATTCTTTGGCTAAAGACGTTTTTTGGGCAGAATCTTTTTTGTATCCATCATTATGTTTGGAAAGGACCATTAGATTTCCGCTATGAAATTTGTGATAAGTGTGGAAAATTGAAAAAGAATTGAATAATTATGAAAGCATCAGAAGAATTTGGTGAGGTTATTGATAGAATAGACAACTTGATAGGAGCATTGGAGTTACCTATGCCTGCAGAGTTTCATGTAAATCAGATGAAGCATGAACTCAGTGAAATATCGGATAAATTGAAACGAGTATACGTCGAAGAAGAGGGTGAAAACCCTTGGGAGGAATAAATGATGAAAAGTGAATCTCAACATAAGAAACATCCAGGAGGAAGAAAGCCAAAATTCGATTACAGGGGTGAGGAATTTCTTTCTCAGGTAGAAACGTATGCCAAAAAGGGATTCACTGACCGGGAAATAGCATTCGCGCTCGGGCTGAATCCGACCTACTTCTACGAAATGAAGTCAAAATATTCGGAGATAACTGACGTATTAGCGCGCGGGCGTGCGACAATCACCGCCGCTGTACGTGCCAAGTTCCTTGCTGTAGCTTTGGGCGGTATCAAGACCAAGAGTACTGTAGTAAGAAAGCTGAAAGACCAGGACGGAAACCTGACCGGCGAAGAAGAGCTTCAGGTAAGTGAAAGCGAGCTGGCTCCCAACCTTCAGGCAATGTCTGTCTGGCTGTATCATCACGATGATGAATGGAGGAATGTTGAACGCCGTCAGGACGAAGATGCAGATATTCCAAAGGATATTGACCACGGAATTTCTATTGACTCATGGATTAAAGACAAACTGAAATGATTGTACCCCAAGCAATATATCATCCGTTATATACCGATAGCGAGAAGTTTATCATCCTTATCACCGGTGGCCGTGGCTCGGGGAAGTCTTTCAACGCTTCTACCTTCATTGAGCGTCTGACATTCGAAATGACTCCCACAGAGAAGATAGTCCACCAGATTCTATACACCCGTTATACGATGGTATCTGCCGGGATGTCTATCATTCCAGAGATGATGGAAAAGATAGATTTGGATGGAACAACGAAGTATTTCAAGACCACCAAAACCGATATTGTAAACCGGATGACCGGCAGTCGTATCATGTTTCGTGGTATCAAGACTTCTTCCGGGAATCAGACCGCTAAACTAAAATCTATTCAGGGTATCACCACCTTTGTCTGTGATGAAGCAGAGGAATGGACCAGTGAGGAAGAGTTTGACAAGATTATGCTCTCCATCCGTAAGAAGGGAATTCAGAACCGGATTATCATTATCATGAATCCATGTGATTCGAACCACTTCATCTACAAGAAATACATAGAGAATACTCACCGGCTGGTGGAGATTGACGGCGTTCAGGTGCAAATTTCCACCCATCCGAATGTACTTCATATCCATACGACTTACTTCGACAATATAGAGAACCTTTCTCCTGAGTTCCTGAGAGAAGTCAAGGAAATGAAAGAGAAGAATCCGGAGAAGTACGCTCATGTGGTTATCGGTCGATGGGCGGACGTGGCCGAAGGTGCCGTGTTCAAGAAATGGGGTATTGTGGACGAGTTCCCCATGTGGTGCAAGAAAGTGGCTATTGGACAGGACTTTGGTTATACCAATGACCCATCGGCTTCTATCCGGTGTGGAATCATTGACAATGCGCTTTATCTGGATGAAGTGGATTATAGAACTGGATTACTTTCTGGGGATATTATAAAGACGCTACGCCCGTGGAATTTGAGAGTGATTGCCGACAGTGCGGACCCGCGACTCATCCAGGAGATTCATAACGGAGGGATTAAAATATACGCGGTAGAGAAAGGGCAAGGTTCTGTCAATGCCGGTATTGACAAGATGCAGGGAATGGAAATATTCATTACCAAGCGTTCTTATAACCTGCAAAGGGAGTTCAGAAATTATGTCTGGGCAAAAGATAAGGATGGAAACTACATCAACGAACCTGAAGACCATGATAATCATGGCATAGATGCTGCACGCTACTATGTGCTGGGAGAACTTCTCGGTAGAATTATGAAACCCAAAGACGTTTCAGGAATATTTGGACATTAAACTTTGAGATATGACTATAGAAGAAATTTTAGCTATGCCGGAAGTAGAGAGAAAAATCTACTATCTGAAAAAAGGACGAAAGACCGAGCAACCAAACGCTCACGCTCTTTACAACGACTGGAATCCGAACAAGCACGAGATAGTGATAGATGAAGAGAAATACCCGAAAATCAAAATTACGACCCAGCCTGAGAAACGGATTACAGACCCTACAACCGGGAAAGAATATGTTGAGCCGGCGGTAAGGAAAGAAGTTGACCCGAACAGGATTGCTCTTCCTATCGAGCAGGACATCGTGAACATTCAGACTGCCTTCACCGTGGGAACAGAACCGGTCCTTGATTGCCAGCCGGACCAGTCGGAAGAAAGCCTTCTTTCCACATTGAAGCAGGTGTTCAAGAAAAACAAGTTGAAATACCAGAACAAGAAAGTAGTCCGGGCATGGCTGGCCGAGCAGGAAGTGGCCGAATACTGGTATGTGGTGAAGGATGACGGCTTCTGGGCAAAGCTCAAACGAAAGATTTCAGGAATCTTCGGCAAATCAAAACCTGAATACCGTCTGAAGAGTGCCATCTGGTCTCCGTTCCGTGGCGACAAACTCTACCCTTTCTTCAATGACCAGGGGGATTTAGTAGCCCTATCCCGTGAATATAAGAAAAAAGACCTGAACGATGTAGAGATTACCTGTTTCATGACCATTACCAAGGATATGGTTTACCAGTGGGAACTGACAAGCAACTGGACTGACAAAGGCTCATTTGCTCATGGATTCAAGAAGATGCCGGTGATTTATATGTACCGTCCGGAAGCGTACTGTGAGAAGATAAAGAGTCTCCGTGTAAGACTGGAGAAGCTTCTCTCAAACTATGCAGACTGTATCGACTACCACTTCTTCCCTATCCTCATGCTTTTTGGTAACGTGGAGAATTTCTCAGGTGAGTTCAAGAACCGTGTTGTCGAGCTGACCGGCCAGGGAGCAAATGCCCAGTATCTTACCTGGTCTCAAGTGCCCGATACTGTCAAGTTCGAGGTGGAGACGCTGTTAAGTCAGATTTACGGGCTGACCAATACACCCAGAATCTCTTTCGACTCCCTGAAGGGTACAGGAAACGCCGTATCCGGTGTTACCTTCGATTATGTGTTCATGTCCACCCACCTGAATGTGGAGAACCTGAATGAAACTGTCGGCGAGTTCATGCAACGACGTGTAAATTTCCTCATATCAGCTTTGGGTTCCGTGAATTCCACCCTTGAAGAAGCCTCCGAGACTATTGACGTGGATGTGCAGATGCAGCCATACAAACTGGAGGACATCAAAGACAAGATAGACACAGCTATCAAGGCCAAGGACGGTGAAATCTGGTCGCAGCAACGGGCCATCACCTTCGTGGGGAACGTGGATGCAGTTCTGGATGAGATTGAAGCCATCAAGGAAGAGCAGGCTGAGAAGCAGAAGAACGACATTGAGAAACAGAAACAGCTTTCCTCTCTTAAAAGTTCCAGCAGAAAATCTGAAGAATAGAACAATTCAGTCAGAATATTTACGGGAATAATACAAAACAGAATGATATAAATCTAAAATATTTACCAATTGAGTAGCGGTATCTTTCGAGGTATCGCTATTTTCTTTATCATAGTAAAAACATGAATACTTCTTTGTATTTATTCGTTATTTTACTATATTTGCATCGTAATTAAGTCTTAAACGCTATGAGCTACAAATCAGTTAAAGACGTTGTAACGCTGCTTACTGAAAATGGCTTTTGGTTCGTGAGGCAGAAAGGCAGTCACATGGTTTACACTGATGGTAGCCATGTAGTGATTGTCCCAGACCACGGCAAGAAAGGCGTTGAGAAAGGCACTTATTACAACATTCTGAGGCAAGCGGGGCTAAAATAGCCCCCGCCTCTTTTGTTTAACGATAAAAAGGAGGTCAGTATGAAAATCGTAGAAGTGATTGTAGAACATGCTGGAAATAATCTTAGTGCCTATATTGAAGGTGCTCCGGTGATTACTGTCGGTAACGACGTGAAGGAAATCGAGAAGAACATGAAGGAAGCTGTTGAACTTTATCTGGATTCATGTAATGAAATGAACATCGCTCCAGTGGAAATTTTGCAGGGAGAGTTCACATTGAAGTTCAAGATAGATGCTGCCACCTTCATCAACTATTACAGCAGTATCTTTACCAAAGCTGCTTTGAGCCGGATAACCGGAATTAATGAACGCCAGTTGTGGCATTATGCGGCTGGAGTACACAAACCACGCAAACAACAATTAGAGAAGATTCAGAAAGGTATTAATGCGCTGACAGAGGAACTGGCAGCTATAAATTTGTTGTGATTATTAATTAAATATAAAGGAGCATAGTACATACAATGAAAGCGAAAGATGTTAATCCAAGTAATTTTAAGGTTGAGAATGTTGTATTTGAAAATGATGATTTTTCTATAACGATAGGTATTTGGGAAAAATGGGGATAGGAGAATGGCAATGAGATGGAATGGTTATGGAGATGATCCCGGATACCCTAAATTATTTAAAAACCCAGTCTGGTTCATCGTTGATGACTCTTTAATATTACCTTTTCTGAATGCTTTAAGGAACGTAAAAGATTCTGACAAAAAAGAAATAGAAGCAGCTATATTGAAATTTTAAAAGTATAATTGGATGATGATCTAGCGTGATTATTTAGGTAGTCACGCTTTCTTTTTACCTAAAAACGAACATTTCCCTAATTGTTTCGTATCGTTAGCCTTTAAATTTCCCCTTCCCTTTCTCTATAAGTAAATTTACCGTATGAAATTATTAATCAAACTCATACGGTATGACAATCTTTGAACAAATCTTGGCAGGACTGCAACAGAAATTCGCTGGGGTGGACACTGCCACACTCACCCGTATCGCCACAAAGAAGGCAGAGGGTGTAACGGACGAAACGAAGGTGACCTCCATCGTTGAGGGTATCTCATTTCAGGACGTGATGCAAAACTATGGTGATTTCCGTGCAGGACAGGCGCAGACTTCCGCTGTTTCAAACTACGAGAAGAAGCATGGGCTGAAAGACGGTAAACCTATCGAGAATCCGAAACCAGAACCACCGAAACCAAACGACCCTCCAAAGCCGCAGGAGACAGACATCGCAAAGATGATCGCCGATGGTATCGCCGCCGGTATCAAGCCGTTTGCCGACAAGCTGGCCAAAATGGAGGAAAATGAAGCGCAGGCGCAGCGCAATTCTCAGATTTCAGCAGTGGCGAAGAAGTACGGTATTCCCGAATTTATGTTGAAAGACCGCAACATTCCTGAGAATACGGACTTGGATACCTATTTCAAGGACATGAAGCAGGATATGTCTAACAGCGGTTTTCAGTTCTCCAAAGCTCCTGAAACTGCCGAACAGAAGCAGGAGAAGGAAGCGAGTGAGTTCGCCAAAATGATTGAGGCGGACACAAAATCTATTGTCGAACAACAAAACAAGTAATTTATGTCAGCAGGATTTAAGTACAACATTGAGCCTGAACCGTCCATCGAGGAACGCTATGACATTTCTACCGGTGTAAGACGTAGAGGCCCTTACAAGCTGGATACGACCAACCTTGTCACTGGTTCGTTCCTTCCATCCTTCACTCCGATTGCCGCTGATTTGGTAAAGAAAACCGCTCAGGTGGCTATCCGTGTAGAAGTCTATGAAAAGTTTACCACCGGCTCCAATACCACATTGAAAATCAAGAAAAACTCTTTGGCTTATGTGGGTATGCATCTGGGTAATGGTTCTCATGGGGCTACCATCAACAGTATTGACAAATCAAACAAAGATTTCGATAAGTTGATGCTGTCTGCCGACTTTGGCGAAACATTGGAAGCTGGTACTGTACTCTATGAAGCTACAGCGGTAAGCGGCACAACTCCGAAAGTCATTGCTAACTCAGCCTTGTACGGAAGAGTACAAGTAGAAGAAGGCATTGTATTAGTTGCTCTTTTGATGCGAGCATTCGAGATTGAGCCTACCAAATTGGTTATGCCTTTCTCTGACATTGACAAGGCCAACATGCCGCATTTCCAGTTCAACGCTCCTGACGTTACTCAAAGTGGAAAGGCTGTAGTTGCCAAAGCGTCTTCCAGTCAAGATGGCTTGATGAGTAAAGAAGACAAAGCTAAATTGGATGGTATCGCATCCCAAGCCAACAAATTCACTTTGTCTGCAGCAACATCTTCTGCTCTCGGAGGTGTAAAGCAAGGTGTTAAAGTAGATGATGCTACTGGGCAGGAAGATGCACATACAAAATTGAATGCCCTTCTGGCATCTTTGAGAACAGCAGGTGTAATTGCAAGCAAATAAAGAAAGGAGGTAAAACATGATGCTAACTATTCATACTCTGTTTAATGACCCCAATATCGTAAACGCCGTTATCCAGCGCGTCCTTCAGACTCGTAAGGATACAATCTACTGGCAGCAGTATCTTGATTTCCGTAGAACGACTACCCGTGTATTCAAGGACTACATCGGTCAGGTTACTGGAGTGATGGCCGGTTCTATTAACTCACGATACGGCGAGAAGCCTATCCGTGAACGCCGGAATATCGGTTCAGGATATGGTGAAATCGCTTATCTTGGCGATGCTTACCAGATTTCCATTGACCGCCTGTCCGAACTTCAGGACTTGATTGACAAGTTTAACACAGCTAAACCTGCTGACCAGGTAGCAGCCATGCAGGAAATCGTGAATTTCATCTATGACGATTACCGCCAGGTACTTTTGGCAGCTCACAAGCGCATGGATATTATCGTAGGTTCACTTCTGATGACCGGAGAAGCAGCTGTTAAGAACAAGGACGACAATGCCGGAGGCGTTGACCTTCTCAACATTGAATTGCCGTTCAAGTTCATCAAGCCTGATACTGGTGCGAAGACGAACTTCATCACCTATTTGCAGCAGCAGATTAATGCACTGAAAGCGGACTACGGTAATTTCCAGAAGATGATTATGTCACGAGGAACTTTCGTGAAGAATATCATCGGGTCGGCTGAGTTTGGTGACAAGTTCAAGATGCAGCTTACAGGAAATGAGATGTATCTTTCAACTGGTTTGATTACATCTCAACTGGCTTCCCAAGTATTCACTGGCATCGGGCTTCCGGCCATTGAAATCAAGGAAGATTACGTGAAAGACCAGACCGGGAAGAACGTGCAGATTTATGCAGACGACCGTATCACCTTGCTTCCGCAGGATAAGGTCGGTTATATGCGTTTCCACACTCCGTACGAAGCAGTGGACGGCGTACCGGGACGTAACTACACCCAGGCAGACGGTGATATGCTTATTTCCGGTTACAAGGACAAGAACGGTCGTTATTTGGAATACACTGCAGAGTGGATTCCTCAGATTACGAACCCGAATCTGATTGTGAACTTTGATTTGTCAACCATGAACACATGACAGTAAACGACTACATATCACAGAAGTTTCAGACCTTCGGCATCAACTTGTCGGAGGCTGACCTTTTGGAGATAAGTTTGTCTTCAGAAGTAAGCGGAGAGGATGAGGTGGGCCCGTCAAACATCGGACTTGTTTCGGTGTCTATGGCGAAGTTTATCCCCTCTCTTCTACTTCGTGCTACTTCCATCAGCGAGAACGGTTTCTCTATGTCCTGGGACACCAAAGGCTTGAAGGAATACTACTCATTCTTGTGCAAGAAGTATGGTCTTGAAGACACGCTGTCAGATAAACCTAAAGTCAGATTCCTATGATATTTGCCCCACATACATTACAGGTTAAGGTCTTTACTCCGATGGAAACAGACGAGTTCGGCCGGCCCATTCCCGGAACCGGTGGAGAAAGCTGGCAGGACGTATGTAAGTGCCGGTGCGACGATAACTCAACCAAGGAGTTTACTTCGGAGAATGGCAAGGTATACCGACCGAACTATCACGTAGTCTGTGAGAAGAAAACCTCACTGAAGGCTGGTGATGAGGTCAGATGTATGGACGGTAAGAATATCCGTGGAATTGGCAAGGTTTACATGGTGAAGAATACAAACTATTTTGGTTACTCAGAGATATGGCTGTAAAATTTGATTTTTCGGACGTGGATAGCTTTTTCGAGCAAGGCTATGCCGAGGTGAAAGCTGTAGAAGAGAGGGTCGGAAAGGAATCTGTCGATTATGCTATAAAGAACGGTAGTTATCAGAACCGGACCGGAACGCTCCGTAAGTCAAACAAGTATTCAGTTGAGGATGATGGACTGGTGATAAGAAACGATGCTGAGTATGCCTCACACGTGGAATCCAAAGGTTACGAAGTTTCAACTGGTGCAGCCTTATTTGCTGAGAGACGATTAAAGGAGGAAATCAAATGAAACGAATATTAAAGTAAACGCAGCAAGAAAAAGCAAGGTTGATGATAATACAGCAAAAATGCAGTCTATTAAGTGGTTAGGTGTTTAACT